CAGAAATAGATGATATTGTTCATATAATGAATAAGATACGAAACTTCACAAAACTATTAAACGAAGTAAGCAAAGATATGGAGTAATACATGGCTGAATTAGAGCATATCGGAACTAAACGTCATTCTGGAAGATATCCTTGGGGTTCTGGTGGGCACGGAGAGCAACGAGAAACGAGTTTCTTAACTGTTGTTAAGGAGCTTGAAAGTGGAGGTCTCAGCGAAGTTGAGGTCGCTGCGGCCCTTGGTATTAAAACTACAGAATTACGAGAGATAAAATCAATTGAGCGTGGACGAAAACGAGCCGCTGATCATGCTCGCGCTATTGCATTAAAGGATAAAGGGCTTTCAAATTCAGCTATCGGTCAGAAGATGGGTGGGTTAAACGAATCAAGTGTTCGTAGTATTTTGGACCCGGTTTTATTGGAGCGTGCCACCATAATTGAACGACTCGCCAACTTCCTAAAATCCATCATAAAAAAGAAAGGTCCTATTGATGTTGGTGGTGGTGTCGAAGCCTCTTTAGGTGTCCCAAGAACGAAACTAAACGCCGCGATTCGCAGTGCTGAGCGGGATGGATATAATGTCTATTATATTGAAACCCCACAACTAACTACGGGAAAGATGACCTCGATTAAAGTGTTAGCGCCTCCCGGAATGACATATAGCGATGTTTTTAAGACTCGAGCCGCGATAGGGACAGTAACTGATTATTCTCCGGATAGTGGGAAAACTTTTTTGGGATTAGATCCCATTCAAAACGTCTCCTCTGACAGAATTAGTATTGCGTTTAATTCAGATAAGGACGGTCTTATAGAATTACGCGCAGGAATTTCGGATTTGGATCTCGCCAATTCTCGCTATGCCCAAGTACGTATAGGTGTTGATGGAACCCATTACCTTAAAGGTATGGCTATTCGTGGGCATTCTCTTCCCACCGGTAAGGATATTGTATATCACACATCAAAAAGCGAAGCCCCAGCAAAGGATGTTTTCAAGGAGATGACGGGTGATCCGGATAATCCTTTTGGGGCTACTATTAAAAAAGGGGGACAGCGTGGGGCTTTGAACATGGTGTATGAAGAAGGTGATTGGCATACTTGGACTAGAAATATATCATCACAAATACTCTCTAAACAACAACCAGCTTTAGCTAAGAGACAGTTAGACCTCGACAAAGGTCTTCGAGACGAAGCTTTTAAAGAAATTACGTCCATACAAAATCCCGTGGTCCGTAAACAGCTTCTACAAGCGTTTTCGGATAAATGTGACGCAGCAGCGGTTGATTTAAAAGCCACTGCGTTGCCCCGTCAGTCATCGCATGTAATACTACCAGTACCCGAATTAAAACCGAACGAAATATATGCGCCCATGTTCCGGAATGGAGAACAGGTGGTCTTAGTTCGTCACCCACATGGCGGAATATTTGAAATACCAGAAGTTGTTGTTAATAACAAACATGCGGGCGCAAAAGATCTTTTAGGAAATTCCGTTGATGCTATAGGTATACACCCCGATGTGGCTCATAAATTATCTGGGGCAGACTTTGACGGCGATACTGTCATTGCTATACCTAATGACCGAGGATATGTTAAAGCTAGCAGATCGCTAACAGCATTAAAAGATTTTAATCCAAGTGAAACGTATCCGCCATATGATGGAATGCGCCGAATGAGTAAAGTCGGAACGCAGATGCATATGGGGGATGTGACCAATCTAATCACGGATATGACGATAAAAGGGGCGTCGCAATCCGAGATCGCAAGAGCGGTAAAACATTCTATGGTGGTTATCGATGCTGAGAAACATGGGTTAAATTATCGTCAATCGGGTATTGACAACGGGATATCGCAGTTAAAAGAAAAGTATCAAGGAAGCTCCCGGTCTGGCGCATCTACCGTTATCTCAAGAGCTTCATCTCAAAAGCGCATTCCTCATAGGACTGAGGGAGAAACGCGCATAGATCCGGTTAGCGGTAAGAGTCGAAAGGTTTATATTGACCCTAATACTGGAGAGAAATTATTCACTACAACCGGAGAGACGTACACCAACAAGCGTGGTCAAGTTGTAGAGAGACAAACTCTTACAACTCAGATGGCCGATAGCAAGAGCGCTTTTGATTTATCTTCCGGAACAAAGATGGAGACTTTGTATGCTAGTTATGCCGACTCATTAAAATCTATGGCCAACAAAGCAAGAGTTGAGATGGTTGCGACTCCATCTTTACAATACGATCGGGAAGCGAAATTAACGTTCTCCAACGAGGTTGCTAGTATTAACGCAAAGCTTCGTTTAGCTGAGAGAAATCGCCCTAAGGAGCGTAAAGCGCAGCTCGTCGCTAACAAAATTTACAGAGCTAAGCTCGATGCTAATCCCAATTTGGATAAAGGTCAACGCAAGAGGCTGCGCCAGCAAGCTTTGACCGCCGCCCGGGCTAGACTAGGTGCTAAGAAACCAGAGTTTCCGCTATCAGATCGCGAGTGGTTAGCGTTAGACATGGGGGCTATTTCAAACAACAAAGCTCTCCAGGTTATGAGATATACAGATCTGGATCTGATTAAAGAACATGCTCTACCTAGACGTCGCTATGTAATGACCGATCTCAAGTTGGCAAGAGCCAAAATGATGACGGCGTCCGGCTATACTCCGTCGGAGATAGCATCAGCGTTGGGTGTTTCCCCAACAACAATTGTGAATGCTTTGGGCGAGGAAACAGGAGGTTAATGATGACAGATAAGATTGTTTTAACATCCGAAAAGAAGATGTTGACCACTGTGGATAACCCATTCAACCCTTTTACAGAATTTGAGGCTTGGTACCGATTCGATGTAGACAAAGGGTATTACACCTGCGGGCTATTGAGTCGTATAGTAAAAACTTCAAATGTGTTGTCAAGACTTGATGAAGAAGAAGCTATTGATGTTGCTATGGATTCTATAATTACTAATAATTTTTATGGTGTTCATCGGGTCGTTGACGAAAACTTTTACCGTGATGAAGGCGACTCTGATGTTTCGCCTGCCTAGGAGGGGGGGTACCCGCTAGATCTACCCCCTACTTAAATCGCCACACTCTTAAAAATTTCTCCAGAGGGGATTTTTTAGAGATCAATCGGACTCTTTCCGACAGATGGGAGGCGTAGTGTCTACTGGAATCTCCTTTCAACTAGAGAAATCTAGTCTTTAACGGCTCATAACGCCTCCTATCTGTCAGAAAGAGTCCATTTTCCCACACATACAAAGGAGGTCATATGCCAACTGACATAAAACCAAAACAACGACCTTCTACTAATTCTCGAATGCGGGAGAAAGTATTGGTTGGTCTATCTTACGATCTTGCTGAACGACAACTGCGTGATGGAACCGCCACATCGCAAGTTCAGTTACATTTTTTGAAGATGGGGTCGAGTTCGGAAGAGCTTGCCAGGATAAAGGTTGCTCATGAGAACGAACTGTTAAAAGCAAAGATCGAAGTTTTAGAATCTCAGCAACGAAGTGAAGAGCAATACAGAGCCGCGTTGGAAGCCATGCGCAAATACAGCGGTAATATTTCGGAAGAAGTTTACGATGAGTAAACGTACGATAGATCAATTGTCATTACTAGATTCTTTCGAAGACCGATTCGGTTATCTGAAGCTGACCGGATCTGTTGGACGAGATATTTTTGGAGATAACCGATTTCTAAATCAACAATTTTACCAAAGTCGTCAATGGCGGGACGCTCGAAATCAGGTTCTTATACGAGACGATGGTTTAGATTTGGGGTGTGTTGGATATCCAATCTTTGGTCAAGTGATTGTTCACCACATGAACCCCGTTACTGAAGATGATCTTTTGGATTTTAATCCGGACGTACTTAATCCCAGGTTTTTAATTTCGGTAAGCGTACAAACGCATCAAGCTATACATTACGGGATTAATAATTTCTCTCCAAGGTTGTCGATTGAGCGGCGCCTCGGGGATACAAAGTTATGGTAATTATAAAAAAAAAGGAGCTCGTAATGAAAAAGATGTTGGATGATGAACCAGTTAAAGATATAACAGAAGATATTTTGGAAGTACTCGAACCGATGGTTGGGGATGGCCTTTCGAAAGAGAAAGCAGTTGTGGAGGAATCTCTAGAAGTAGAGGAACTCCCAGAAAAAAAAAGTAAGAATAAACGAAAAAAAATCTCGTTGCAAGTCACTAGCATAACGGCTAGAGTTATGACCCGACCGGATTACGATCTCTCCAATAAGCGGGTATATCTGGCCAAGAAGGGGCAACGGTTGAGCGGAATCATGGTCGGTGATGGCTGGTATGAAGTTTCTCGGGGATTCATCGAAGCTAAACGCGTAAAGGTGGTATAGTATGGCGGGTGATCCGGACGTTTTATCTAACATTCTAAAAAGCGTTAAAGCCGGGTTGCTAATTCCTGAGTCTGAAACAATATTTGATTCGGCCTTAGTGCTACACATTAATTCCGCCTTCACAAATCTTAACAATCTTGGTGTTGGCCCCGACGATGGATATGCGATTTCCACGGGATCAACCGAAAGTTGGAGTGATTTACTTGGGGTCGTCCCGGAATCATTCATGTCGTTGGTGAAGAGTTACACCATTCTATTTGTTAAGACGTTATTTGATCCGACAGGATCTAGCGTCATAATGACCGCGACCAAAGAATTGTTAATCCAAATGGAAGCACGAATTAATCAGCAGATAGAATTATATTCACTACGGGAGGTTTAACTATGTCCGATAATTTGCAACACACCGGTGTCAAAGGTATGAAGTGGGGTGTTCGGAAAGATAAACTTCGATCTTCACGAAAACTCTCCGACGAAGAACTTCGTACTCGGGTTAAGCGATTGAGCCTGGAACAACAGTACAGAAATTTAAATCCCAGTACAATCCAATATGGTGAGCGGTTTGTTTCCACTACAGTAGGAATGACTATTACGGGGTTAGCCGTTATGGCGTCGGCTGCCGCTGTCAAAACTATTGCTTCTGTTGTTAGTGGTGGATAATAGATGCCGTATTCCTAAATAATTAATGCTTTCAAATACTGCAACCCCAAGATACTACGACGCCTTTCGTCAGAGAGTCTTAGACGGTTTAATCCCAATCAATAAATATATTTCTATGGAGATGAATCGGATCGACGATCTGATAGATAATCCTGGTATATATTACGACGAAGAAGCTGTTGAAGGTTTCATTGCCTATTGTGAAGGCGAACTGACTTTGACTGACGGAAGCGATCTGTTTTTGTTAGACTCGTTTAAGTTATGGGTTGAGCAAGTCTTGGGTTGGTATTATTTCGTAGATCGAAGTGTCTACGAACCGTACCCGGATCATCATGGTGGTCGTTATATTCGCAAGCGAGTGAAGAAGCGGTTGGTTAACAAGCAATATTTGATTGTTGCTCGCGGAGCCGCTAAGACCATGTACGGGATGTGCCTTCAAAGCTTTTTCTTAAACGTTGATACAGCCACAACCCACCAAATCACAACCGCTCCGACGATGAAACAGGCTGAGGAAATTTTATCTCCACTGAGAACCGCAATAACTAGATCGCGAGGACCGTTGTTCAAATTCCTTACGGAGATCACCTCCCGTAAACAAAACGGAATCAACATACAGCGAGCAAAGTTAGCATCGACTAAGAAGGGCGTTGAAAATTTTCTTACCGGCTCGCTACTAGAAGTTCGGCCTATGTCCATTCATAAACTACAAGGTCTTCGCGTTAAGACGGCCACGGTTGATGAGTGGTTATCTGGCGATACTCGTGAAGATGTTGTTGGTGCAATCGAACAAGGCGCATCCAAAGTTGACGATTATCTTATTGTGGCCATGTCTTCTGAAGGAACTATACGTAACAGTGTAGGCGACGACATTAAGATGGAGCTTCTTAGTATCTTACGTGGCGAATATGTTAACCCTCATGTTTCTATATTTTATTATCGCTTAGATGAGATAGAGGAAGTCTCGAATCCCGAAATGTGGCTTAAAGCCAACCCAAATCTTGGAATCACAGTCACTTATGAAACTTATCAACTTGATGTGGAGCGCGCAGAATCAGCTCCAGCTACGAGAAATGATATTTTAGCGAAGCGTTTTGGTATTCCCATGGAAGGCTATACATATTTCTTCACCTACGAGGAGACTATCCCTGGCCGTCCGAGAGATTACTGGTCTTTACCGTGTTCTATGGGCGCTGACTTGTCTCAAGGTGATGATTTCCACTCGTTCTTATTTTTGTTTCCACTAAAAACTGGCGAGTTCGGGGTTAAGACTCGTTGTTATATTACTGAACGCACGCTTATGCGTCTTCCGCCAGCTTTAAGAGTAAAATATGATGATTTTGTTCGAGAAGGAAGTCTTCATATTATGGATGGCGCAGTTCTTGACGATGACGCAGTTTACGACGATCTCGAAAATTATATTATTGAATGTCAGTACGATGTCCGGACTTTTGGATACGACCCATACAACGCCAAACCTTTTGTAGAACGCTGGACTCGAGAGTACGGCTCGTACGGTGTCGAAAAAGTTATCCAGGGAGCAAAGACGGAATCCGTTCCTTTGGGTGAAATCAAGATTTTGTCTGAGGACGAATTATTGTTATTCGACGAAGAACTGATGGGCTGGTGTATGGGTAATGCCATAACAATGCAAGATACTAATGGGAATCGGAAACTCCTGAAGAAACGTCGTGAATTAAAGGTAGATAGTGTGGCCGCCTTAATAGACGCATATATCGCCTACAAGGCTCACAAGGATCTATACGATTAGGAGGTATTATGTGTTATTACCAAAACGAATAAGTGGTTGGAAACTTTTTTCTAAACGAGGAGAACGCGAGGCTAGCGAGGCTGAAACCAATTACGAGAATGTGGGAGGTGCGAATTCCTACCCAATGCATCGATATTCTATCGTATCGACATCGTCCACATCGGTTATTGCCCCGGTTTACAATAAGTTAGCTCTGGACGTTGCGTTACTTAATATCCGGCATGTTCGCGTTGATCATAACGGACGATTTCTTGAGACTATTGATAGTGGACTTAACCGATGTCTAACTCTGGAAGCCAATAAAGATCAGTCGGGTTTAGCATTCATGCAAGATGCGATTTTTTCCATGTTTGATGAAGGGGTGGTCGCATTAGTACCAACGGATACAGATGTTAGCATCTATGATCGAAATATTGTTCGTATTAATACTCTGCGTTCTGGTCGAATTATGGAGTGGTTTCCAGATTTTGTTCGGGTAGATCTTTATAACGATGAGTTGGGAAGGAACGAGCAAATAGTCCTTCCGAAATCAGCTATTGCGATTATAGAGAATCCGTTATATGCGATTATGAACGAACCGAACTCAACATTGAAACGACTCTTAGCCAAATTGCAGTTGCTAGATGTTATCGACGAACAGTCGGGATCTGGGAAGCTAGATTTACTGGTTCAACTACCATATGCTATTAAAAGTGACAGCAGAAAGAAGCTTGCTGATGATCGAATGACGATGTTAACTGAACAATTGCAGGATTCTAAGTATGGTGTTGGTTACATAGATGCTACAGAAAAAGTAATTCAGCTTAATCGCCCGGCGGTAAACAATCTAATGGAGCAGGTGGAGTATCTGACGAGAATGCTATATAGCCAGTTAGGTCTAAGCGAGTCTCTATTTAGTGGAACCGCCAAGGAAGAGGAGTACTTGAATTACTACAACCGGACTATAGGGCCGATAGCCAAAGCTTTAACTCTGGAACTAAAACGAAAGTTTCTATCTAAGACCGCGATAACACAGGGCCAGAGTATTAGCTATTTCCGAGATCCGTTCCAGTTCGTTACCGCGGAGGCACTTGCTGAGTTATCGGATAAACTAACTCGTAATGAAATTGCCAGCAGCAACGACATTCGGGGCGTCATCGGTTGGGAACCAAGTTCAGACCCGAAAGCTGACGAATTACGAAACAAGAATTTGAATCAGTCCAATAGTTTAGAAGGAGAAATTTCAAATCAAAATGAAAGTAAATTACTCGAAAATGCCCGAGATTAAGTTCGATTTTGGGGGGTTCGCTACAAAATATGGGGTCGAATGTGCGGATGGGCGAACCATTAAGACCGGAGCTTTTCAACATCAGGATGCTACCAAGGTCCCGATGGTGTGGCATCACTTACGAAAAGATCCCGGAAATATTTTAGGACATGCCTGGCTTGAGCATCGTGATGATGGTGTTTATGCTTATGGCGTTTTTAATAACAGCGAGAATGGTAAGAAGACTAAATTACTAGTCCAATCACAAGATATTGACAGTCTCTCCATCTTTGCGAATAATCTCGTCCAACAACAGTCATTAGTTCACAGCGGTGTTATACGAGAGTTGAGCTTAGTCGTTTCTGGGGCTAATCCCGGAGCTAAAATCGATAATCTTACTCTGGAACATGCTGATGGTACTGAGGATACGTTGGAAGACGAAGCTATTATCTTCGGCGGATTAGAAATCATAGTTCACGAAGACGAAAAGGAAGATCTTATGCCCCCAAAAAATAATGAGCTGACTCATAGTGATGATGAACGAACTGTCAAAGACGTTCTTGAGAGTATGACCGACGAGCAAAAGGATGTTACTTACGCTCTAATAGGACAAGCTCTCGAAGAGGGTGATGTTGAACATGATGCTTTTGAAGGAGAGGGTTTTATGAAACATAATGTGTTTAATCGTGAAGGTACCGTTGGGCCGGAACAAAGTAATTTGAAGACGTTAAACGGTGTGTTTAACGATATTCTCCATTTGGCCCAAACACGAAATATGAACTTGAGTGATGCTGTGCTTGTACACGCATCAGAAACGTTGAACCTGGATTCGGAATTGGTACATGATGCGCTCGAGCATGATAGCGTGTCCATCACCAACGTTGGATATTTGTTCCCGGATGCTCGCCCTGTTCGTAAGACCCCGGATATTGTCCGTCTGGATCAAACCTGGGTAAAAATTTGGCTGAATGAGACCAATCATCTTCCATTTAGCCGCGTTAAATCCATGTACACGGATATTAGCGTCGAAGAAGCTCGCGCTCGTGGGTGGATCACTGAATCCGAAACTGCAAAAGCTGATATGGTATTGTCGATTTTGAAGCGTACGACCGAACCGCAAACGGTTTATGTTCGCTCGGATCTCTATCGCGACGACATTATTGACATTACCGATTTCTATGTTGTTGCGTGGATGAAAGCAATTCAACGCGAGAAACTGGACGAAGAAATTGCTCGGGCCGCCCTGATCAGTGATGGGCGTGGTGCCGCACATGCTGACAAAATCGATGAGGCCAAAATTCGGCCTATTCTTGGCGATAGCTCAGTGTACGTCGAATATGTTACTATGGAAGCCGCGGTCACGGATTCGCTGGATATTATCGAAGCGATTATTTCGGCGCGTCGCAATTACAAAGGTACTGGGCGTCCGACATTGTTTATCGAGCCTGGTGTTCTCACAGATATGCTCCTAGTGAAAGATACTACCGATCGGTATATCTTCAATACCGAAGCTGAACTGGCCGCAAAGTTGCGCGTTTCACGCATTGTAGAGGTAGATTTGATGACCGGTGTTCAGCGGGAAGATGCGGAACCATTTACCGCAGATCTTTTCGGTATTATGGTGAATCCTTCTGACTATTCTTACGGCGCAGACAAGGGGGGGCAGCTCGGCATGTTTGACGATTTCGATATCGATTTCAACAAGTATAAATACTTGATGGAAACTCGCGCGTCCGGAGCGTTAACTCGCCCCAAATCCGCGATGGTAATCGAACGTAAGACGGCGTAATTCGTTATGCCTAAGGTAGTCGCTTATATTGGGCTCGTATCCGCAAGCGAAACTGCTCCGGGCGTATACACGAATGTTGCTAGCGAGATTGAAATACAGGGGGACTTTATTCAATCTCGTCAACGTTGGAACGAGCCCACAGAAATAAATCAAGACGTGAAACTCGAGCATAGAATTAGTTTTGTGGCCTCTCAAAGTGTCACACAGCAAATTCAGAATATTCGATATGTGAAAATCGCAGATGTTAAGTGGAGTGTTACGACTATCACGACACAACCCCCGAGATTACTATTGGCCTTAGGGGGGGTGTATAATGGGTGACCGAGTGATATTTCATAATGTCTTAGTAGATTTATTGGGTTCGTATAACGTATATTTTCAACCGCCCGCTGGTTTTCAAATGACCTACCCATGTATCGTATATTCGCGAGATCCTTTCGAGACAGAACACGCAAACAACAAACCATATTCTATTAAAACCAAATATAGTGTAACCGCAATCGTTTCTGATCCAGACAGCGATATTCCTATCACATTGGCGAGATTGGAAACCGCAAAAGCTGTAACCAATTTCAAAAAGGATCAGCTAAATCATTACGTTTATACCATATTTGCATAACCATAAAGGAGATACTCTATGGCGAATCTTTTAACTTGGGATCAGGTTGGCGAGAAATTTTACGAAACTGGCCTGGATCGTGGCGTTTTATATTTGATGTCCGCCGGTGTATTCGACAATGGGGAAGCTTGGAATGGTCTTACGGCCATCTCGGAATCCCCTAGTGGTGGTGAACCGTCGGCGTTGTGGGCCAATAATCGCAAATATCTGGAAATGATGTCTGTAGAAGATTTGGCTCTGTCGTTGGACGCTTATACTTATCCGGACTCTTTTGCGCTTTGTGATGGTTCGGTTGAACCGGTTGCAGGTGTAGCCTTTCGAGCGCAGGAACGTCATGTGTTTGGCCTTTCTTATCGCACGCGCATTGGTAATGACGAGGACGGCGATCTGCACGGTTATAAACTTCATCTTGTGTACGGTTGCCGCGCAGCTCCCAGTGATATGGCGCATGATACCGTTTCCGACGATCCAGAAGCCGTCACAATGAGTTGGGATATTACGACTACCCCTGTGGATGCTACCGGCTATCAGCCCGTAGCTAAAATTGAGATCGATTCTCGCACCGCTGATGCTGCCAAGTTGGCTGCATTGGAAGTTATTCTCTATGGTGTGGCTGATCCTGAAGAAGCTGCTCGTATGCCTCTGCCCGACGAAGTCATCACATTGATGACTCCTGCGTAGATAGATCAAGTTTAGTACGTTAAAAAAGGCCCGCGATAGTAAAGAAAGTCTTCGCGGGTCTTTTATCTCTTGAAAGGAGATTGTTAATGCTAAAGGAAATCGTAACCTATATTGATTTTGACGGTAAGGAACATACTGAGGAATTACACTTTAACCTTACGGCATCAGAAGTTACTATGCTGGAACTCGAAGGTTCGGGTGGAAGTCTTCACGAACAGATCCAAGCGATCGTTGAAGCTCGCCGTCGCGAAGATGGGGCCACAGTAGCTAAAATTTTAAAAAAGGTCATCCTAAAGGCTTATGGGCAGAAATCAGAAGATGGCCGACGTTTTGTTAAGAACGAAGAGATGCGCGAAGCTTTTAGCCAAACAAACGCTTTCGATGATCTTTTTATGAAGTTGTTGTTCAATGACGAAGCTTGTGTCGCTTTTATTAATGGGATTGTGCCGCCGCAAAATGAGCTTCAAAAGTTTAACAAGTAATTATTGGTAGACCAGCAACGAGGTGCTTAATGCTCACATTATTGGTTAGCGAAAAAGAAACTTTTAACCAGGTAACGCAAACTTTCGAAACACTACACGGTTGTATCTTACGCTTAGAGCATTCCCTCGTTGCTGTTAGTAAATGGGAAGCTATTCATAAACGGTCGTTTCTCTCGTCAAAGGGGTTGGCTCCAGACGAGCTCCTCTCGTATATTTCCCAGATGAATACTACCCAGAACATTAATCCAGAAGTTTTTAGTCTTTTAAGCAATATCGAGATGGCGAAGGTCCTTGAATATATCCGTGATCCTCATAGTGCCACTAAATTCGCGGATAAGAACAACAGACCAAGTCGAGAAATCATTACATCTGAACTTATTTATTATTGGATGATAACTTTTAACATACCATTCGAAGCGCAAAAATGGCATTTAAACAGACTGTTAACGCTTATAAAAATATGTATAATGAAGTCCGAGAAACCGAAAAAGTTCTCGAAGGCTGCCCTACATAAACGAAATGCGACCCTTAATGCTGCTAGACGGCAGCGACTAAATTCGAGAGGTTAACCGATGAAAATTAAAATCTCACATAAGGGTGATTTCATGAAGACTCAGAGATTTTTACGTCGGAGACGAATCGCAAAAATTGAATTATTACTGCGTAAATACGGCGACATTGGTGTGACCGAGCTGGGAAACCAGACACCACGTGATACTGGGGAAGCTGCGTCGTCATGGTATTATGATATTGAGAGAACATCGAAGGGCTGGGTTCTGCATTTTATGAACTCGGATATGGTTGAAAACACACCGCTTGTTATTTTACTGCAGTACGGTCATGGTACGCGAGGTGGAACCTATATTCTTGGGAGGGATTTTATTAATCCAGCGATTAAACCGGTGATGGATTCCCTGTCGGCAACCTTGTGGAAGGAGGTGATTAGTGAGTAATAATATTGATGAACGTGTTTTACAAATGACGTTTGAGAATGACCAGTTCGAGAGCGGGGTTAAGGATACTCTGGGTTCTTTAAAAAATCTTAAGGACGGCCTAGATCTGAAGGGCGCCACTAAGGGTTTGGAAAGAGTTGACGCGAGTGTGAAGGGGGTAAACTTTGACGGTATCTCTAACGGAATACAAAGCCTAACTAGTCGATTTAGCGCTATGGGGATCGTTGGGATCACTATACTTCAGAATCTAACTACTCGAGCGATGGAACTTGCTGGTCAATTAGTAAGAACGCTTACTATACAACCAGCTTTATCCGGATTTCAAGAATATGAAACACAAATCAACGCTATTCAAACAATCCTCGCGAATACCTCAACGAAGGGGACTACGTTAGACAATGTTACCGATGCTCTACAAGAATTAAATACGTACGCCGACAAAACTATCTATAATTTCACACAGATGACTCGTAATATTGGTACATTTACGGCTGCTGGTGTGGCTTTGGATGTTTCCGTGGCTGCTATTAAGGGTATTGCTAACTTGGCTGCTGTATCGGGTTCAAACTCTCAGCAAGCTTCCACTGCAATGTACCAATTATCACAAGCTTTATCGAGCGGAACTGTTAAGTTAATGGATTGGAACTCGGTTGTTAATGCTGGTATGGGAGGACAAGTATTTCAAGATGCTTTGAAGGAAACGGCCAGAGTTCACGGAATCGCTATTGACGATATGGTGGAGAAGCATGGCAGTTTTCGAGAAACTCTGCAAACTGGTTGGTTGTCAAAAGACGTACTACTTGAAACCCTGGCAAAGTTTACTGGGGACCTGACAGAGGAAGAACTTAAAGCTATTGGGTATGGCGAAGAACAGATTAAGGCTATTCAAGAACTAGGTACAATGGCCAACGATGCCGCCACCAAAGTAAAGACTTTAACTCAGTTGCGAGAAACATTAATGGAAGCTGCACAATCAGGGTGGACTGTATCTTGGGAACTTATCATTGGTAACTTTGATGAGGCCAAGGCTATTTACACTAGAATCAGCGATGCTCTAGGTGCCTCTATAGGAAAGTCTGCTGAGGCGCGTAATACCATAATCCGTGATTGGCGTGATCTAGGTGGGCGTGATCTGATCATCGACACCGTAGCAGAGGCCATGCAGAATTTATTGGACATCGCTGAACCAGTAGGCAAGGCTTTTCGGGATCTTTGGCCTAAGGCCGATGGTCAAAAGTGGTTTGATTGGACAGTTACATTCACCGAGTTCTTAAAGAAAATCAAAATGGGAGAAGATTCTCTGGGAAATCTACGGACAATCTTCCGTGGATTATTCAGCGCCCTTGACATCGGACGACTTTTCTTAAAAGACGTCGTAAACTACTTAACCGGGTTCAATCCCCCTGACTTAACCCGAGTTATTGATTTTTTGGTAAACGCAGGTCACTACCTTACAAACCTCCGTCTGAGTATTATACAGGCTGGTGGTTTCTCCGGAATCTTAAGTCCATTAATCGACAAGCTAGACGCCCTAAAAACCAAAATAAAGATTGGGTTCATGTGGCTTAAGGTCTTTTCCGAGATGAGTGGCTTTAAATTGTCTTTTAATTTTGAATCTATCGGCGGTTTTCTAGAAGCACTCGGACAGAAGATCCAACCATTATCCCTAATATTTACAATTTTTCAAAAGACCTTAGGTCTAATATTAGTAATAGCTCAGAAAGTGTTTCCGTTTATCGGACGAATTGCCGAGGGGGCTGGTGAAGGATTAGCCGCTCTACTTGATCGCATGACTACCGCTATTACTAACTTCGACCTCAGTAATTTATTAACAGCATTAAACGGGGGTTTACTCGCAGCGTTACTTTTGGCCATCCGCAAGTTCTTTTCTACCGGCGGTGATGTCTTCGGTTCTTTAGATGACGTACTTGAGGGTTTACGTGATACTCTTGAGACTTATCAAAACTCATTGAAATCTAAGATACTTTTGAGTATTGCTGCTGCGATTGGAATCTTGGCTGTTTCGATAGCTCTTATAGGATCCGTAGATTCTAATAGAGTAGCAATGTCTTTAGGCGCAATAACGCTAATGATGGTCGAGTTAATGCTAGCGATGAAATCGCTTTCGTCAGTAGCTCCGGGTACTGGTGTTAGGTCGTCCTCGGTTTTAATTGGCACATTGCTTGGAATATCTGTTGCGTTACTTATCATCTCTTCTGCGGTAAAACGACTTAGCGGAATTGATCCGGACGGGCTTATTCGTGCTCTATTTGGTCTTGGTTCAATTCTTTTCATGATTAAGCTTGTTTTACCGTCGTTAAGTGGAACTGCGGGAATGTCCGTACGAGGGGCCTTAGCGTTGGCTGTGGTCGCTGGAGCTATCAATATTCTGAGTCTAGCTATCTACGGACTCGGTAAGCTGGACCCAAACGATCTGATGCAAGGATTATCCGCTGTCTCAGCTATATTGCTCGGTTTGGCCGGTTTTACAAAGATTATGTCTGGTCAACAAGGGTTTATATTAGCCGCTGCCGGTGTTTATATTCTGGCTAGTGCTCTGTTGTTGCTGACGGCCCCCATATACTTACTTGGACGAATGAAATTAGAAACCCTTCAGCAAGGTCTTTTGGGGATGGCTTTAGCGCTATTGATTATATCTGGCGCTATGTATGCTATGCCTAAGAATATGCCAATAACCGCGGGCTCTTTACTAGTAGTATCCGGAGCATTGGTTGTATTGGCTAACGCTCTTAAGATCATGGGTTCGCTTAGCTGGGAAGAAACTGTTCGCGGATTAGCTACGTTAGCCATATCTTTAGGGTTAATAGCAATAGCTTTATACGCTATGTCAACCACTATACCCGGTTCGATAGCGTTATTAATTGCTTCTGGTGCATTGCTGGTGATGGCTACCGCTTTACGTCAACTCGGTAAGATGTCTCTGAAAGAAATAGGGCTTGCGCTGTTGGCTATGGCCGGAACGTTCTTAGTTCTCGGTGTTGCTGCCTCGGTGCTTACCCCACTCTTACCATCATTGTTTGCTTTGGCCGCGGCATTAGCTTTAATCGGTTTAGCATCTGCTTTGTTCGGTGCTGGAGTGTTAGCTTTGGCTGTTGGTTTAACAGCTTTAGCTACGGGTGGTGCGGCTGGAATTACGGCTTTAGTTTTAGCTCTAGCCGCCATAATCGATCTTATACCGTTCACAATGATCGCGATCGGAAAGGGTTTGATATCGCTTGTTACTACGCTAGCAGATGGTGCTGTTATCATCGTGGACGGGATTGTAAAAATTGCTTCGGCTCTTTTAGATGGGCTCGTAACGCTTACCCCAAAGGTTGTAGATTTTGTTCTGGGATTGCTGGATACGTTACTTAGTAATCTTGCCGAACGAATTCCTTCAATTGTGGAATCCGGTTATACGATTCTTTTAGCGCTTTTGCAAGGACTCTCCGATAACATTGGGGAGGTTACTATGCTTGTCGCTGATATTATCGTGAATTTTCTGGATGCTCTTGGGTTGAAGCTTCCTGAGATTATCGATGCTGGCTTCACTTTTATGATTAACTTCTTCGACGGGCTAGCCGATGCAATAGAGAGTAATACGCCAACTCTAATCCAGTCTATGGCTGGTGTCGGTAAAGCTTTAGTTGACGGAATTCTTGGTGGTTTTGGTTCTAGTCTTGGTGATCTAATAGCAGGCGTTCAAAACCTGGGCAATACTATTGTCTCTACGTTAGAGGGCATACTTGGTATTAACTCCGCCTCTTCTGTTACGTGGGCTCACGCTGGCTATCTGGCTGAGGGTTATACTAATGGTATAAACCACTTTGCCAAAAAGGTCTATACAACGGTGAGTGGGTTTGGGGATGGTGTTGTCGATCGATACGATGTAATCTCCGATCGAATAGCTACTTTCCTAACGGCGGATATGGATTTTGCGCCGACAATAACTCCGGTCATTGACATGCGCGAAGTTACCGCAGGAACTGATGCCATAAACGAATCTATTCAAGGAACCAAAACTGATCTAGCTAGTGTGTTCGGACAGGCGAACGACATTTCTGTCAGAATGAATCAAAATGGAAGTACTTCTTCCGAAACCAATCAAGATAATGGTGGATCTACTGACGGAAACATCAACTTTGTACAAAATAATTACTCACCGAAGGCTTTGTCTCACGTTGATCTTTACAGACAAACTCGGAACTTAGTTCTAGAAGGGAAGGGCGCTATATGATAACCAATATATGTGTGACCAATTATCGCTCTGAATCTCTGACAATCGATCTGAAGAACCCGGCTTCGTCTGGGTTCTTCGTTCGACATATAGGCGGTCTCGGGCCGGTAAAGAGTAACATCAACATGACCCAGGTGCTCTACATAGACGGAGCCTCGTTTAATTCGGCGTATACGCCACATCGCAATATAGTTCTATCTTTGGGTTTTTGGGAGTATTCGGATGAGTCCATAGATGATTTACGTCGTAAGACCTACCGCTATTTCCCAGTAAAGAAAAAGCTTCAGATTGAGATTACAACGGATTCCAGAACCTATATAACTACAGGTTATGTCGAGAGTAACGAATCCATAGTATTTTCGAAATCTGTAGGCACTACTATTTCGATCCTATGCGAAGAGGCTTATCTATCAGCATTGTCGTCTGAGTTTTATACTTTCGCAGGCATTTATGGTTTGTTTGAGTTTCCGTTCAGTAATGAGAGCTTAGTAGATCCTGTTATCGAGCTTGGTAGCGTAGTACTGGAGACGAAAAAAACAATACTCTACGACGGTGATGTTGAAACTGGTGTGGTCATAACAATTGTTGTTGGTTTGGACGACACAAGGACCGTTTTTCTTTATAATGCTGATACGGGGCAGCAGATGAGTTTTGCAAACGTTTGGCTTACTACCATATTTAGTGGGGGTTGGTTTAACGCTGGCGACATAATAACCATCGACACTAGATCGGGAAGAAAAACGATAACAGCTACTCGAGACGGAACAATATATAATCTTATACCTGCGTATAACGAGGTGTCCGATCCCGATGCCTGGATAACGGTTCGTCCCGGCGCTAATGTTATTTGGTTTTCGTCAGAGGTTGGTGAAGAGCAGATTCAGTTTACTGTTAATGTTCTGCCTCTGTACGAGGGAGTGTAGACATGGAATTTCTTGTTCGAGGAACTGATCGTAATCCTGTAGGCGTATTAGACAATTTTATATCCGCGGTATGGCGCGAACACTATAATGAAGCTGGAGATTTTGAAATATTGACCAAACCAACAGAAGCATTGTTAACGCTTTTAGCTAAAGATAATTATTTGTGTATTGAACGGTCTGATAAATGGATGATAATCGAGAGTCGTCAAATGATATATGATCCCGACGAGGGGTATCGTCTTTTGGTGAAGGGTCGATCTTTGGAATCTCTTTTAGATCGTCGCATAATACTTCAAGAAGAAATCATTGATAACGATCAGGTCGAGGATGGTTTATATTTTTGTATTACACGAAACATGATCGATTCCCCAGGCCAACCACAAAGAAATTTCCCTAATTTTCGCTTTGTTGTTAGTAGCGATCCTGATATTCGTATACCTAGAATGTCGGCTAAGTATATTCATCGGGAATACGTGTATGATATTGTAACTTATTGGACTCAACCCAATAATATGGGCTGGAGAATACATTGGAATCCGTCGGATAATTGGTTCGACTTTAAGCTATATTTAGGCACAGACCGCTCCCACGCGCAAACATTTAGACCTATTGTTATATTTTCCCCATCATTTGATAATCTCCTACATAGTGAGTGGGTTGACAGCTATCGCTACTATAAAGACTATGCTTTAGTAATGGGGGATAATACAGATGGTCCAGCACATGTTGTCGAAAGCAAACCATCTCCGGATCCTTCAGGTCTATCCAGACGAGAATTATTTGTTGACGCGACCGATGTGTCGAAGTTTTATGCCGGTAGTTCCACAGAATTACCCATCTCACAGTATCTCGATATACTCTACAAAATAGGCGATCGACGTCGAGCCACAATAAATTCTCCTCTATCAACATTCATGGGCAAGATTTATTCCGACGTTGTGTTCCGTTATAATGAAGATTTTTTTCTCGGTGACATTGTCGCGATGAACGATGGTGAAGGCCATTCGGGATCAGTGAGAGTTGTGGAGTATACTTTTGGTCAGGAACTTGACGGTGAATATTCGTATCCAACGTTTGAACCTGTTTTTTAGGAGGTATTTATGAGTATAAAATCGGGCTTTTTTAACTCGTTAGCGGGCGATCGTACATACTTTGCTGAGGACTTCGCAATGTTATTTCAAGGGATCACTGGTTCTGGAATTCTGTCCGGAGTTGGTAATATGTTCGATTTTTCAACTAATGGTAATATGACGTTATCGGTTCAAAGTGGTAGGGCCTGGCTTGACGAGACCTGGACCGATAATGATGCTGATGCTGTTGTATCATTCGATACCGCTGATCCCGTATTAGATCGGTATGATATCGTTATTATCGAAGTAAATAAATCAGTTGATGTTCGTCAGAACACCATAAAGGTCATAACCGGAACACCATCCGGGGATCCACAATTACCGGACTTGGTGTTCACGGAGAACGTGAAGCAGTATGGACTGTATACGGTGTTTATACCGGCCGGGACGTCTATTATAACAACAACGAATCTGACTACGTTGATCGATACGCCTGACGAAATTCAAATAGTAACTCCATCCGGTGCACCCGAAACAGATCCTATCGTCGGTGCTGTAAGCGGCTTAGTTAAATCAGATGGTCTAGGTAATATTGGGGCCGCTACAGAAGACGTTGACTATCAAGGTGTGGTTGCTGAGGGTCCTTTCGTAGATGGTGATAAGACTAAACTAGATGGTCTAGGCGGTGCTGTACCCGAAACAGATCCTATCGTCGGTGCTGTAAGCGGCTTAGTTAAATCAGATGGTCTAGGTAATATTGGGGCCGCTATAGAAGACGTTGACTATCAAGGTGTGGTTGCTGAGGGTCCTTTCGTAGATGGTGATAAGACTAAGTTGGACGCTTCCGTTCTTATCACGGGTAATCAGACGATAGGCGGAGAAAAGATATTCTCAACAATACCGGCAGGTCCTATCACGGGCCCCGTCTTGATGCAGGATTTGGCTACTAAAAAATATGTACTTGACAACGCGGTCGAAGGTCAACAAGTACCCGAAACAGATCCTATCGTCGGTGCTGTAAACGGCTTAGTTAAATCAGATGGTCTAGGTAATATTGGGGCCGCTACAGAAGACGTTGACTATCAAGGTGTGGTTGCTGAGGGTCCTTTCGTAGATGGTGATAAGACTAAGTTGGATGGTCTAGGC